GACCAATTAACTGAGCCATGTCTGAGCTACTGAGGTTTTATGTTGAAGTTTTTCCTTAGTGGTTCATTCCTGGCTCTCAGTATTCACGAAAACAATCTTTATGAGATGGTTACTTATCCTATTGATCATTATACTACCGACATCCCTGCACAATGCACCGCCACAAGGCACGCTACACTTTATGGAAGACCAGTTTGTAGCGAAGACCAGTTTGTAGCCAGATTTCCACAATGGGGCGTATATTCACGGGAAACCAGACAGGAGATACGCAATATGTTCGACCAGAGTAAACAAAAATATGCCTGGTTCCCGGACTATTACCTGAAACCAGAAAGAGGGAAGGCTACAATAAGACCACGTTATTCATTACATAGGGAATATCTAAAGAAAGGAGGGCGGCCATAATCACTCGCAAAGCCTTCTAAATCAGTGGGTTTGTTATTTTGTTCTAAATGTTGTAATTTTGTTATTTAGAATACCAAATTAGTAACTTCATAGTATGCCATTTGAGAAGGGACACGAAAAGTTTGGAGGAAAGAAAAAAGGAACTCCAAACAAGTCAACTAAAAAATCAAGAGAGTTGTTTTTGGAAATGATGGCTGGCAATGTCGAGAAGGTCCAGACGGCACTGGATGAGATATACAAAACGGACAAAAAACAATATCTTTATATTTTAAATAGATATTTCCCTTACTACATGCCACGACAGGAACAGATAGATATTTCAATAGACAGCACAGACCTACCATTTAATATAACAATTGAAAGCAGAGAGAAAACTAACACTTAGCGACCCGCAGCGCTATATTTTAGAAAGTCCCAAAAGGATAAATTTATTCATGGCCGGAACTGGTAGCGGGAAAACTTTTATTGAAGGTGTAATATCTGCTAATTTTGTTAAAAACTATCCCACAATAACCGGATTTATCGGAGCAAATACCTATGAACAGCTTAATACTTCAACGCTAAAGGGCATCAGGGACGTCTGGAGGCAATATTTCGGTATGATAGATGGTGTGCATTATGTTACAGGGAAGCAACCGCCAGCCGGGTTTAATTTAGATCAGCATAACTTCGATCGTTATGATTCGATTATTAGTTTCCGTAACGGGGCGATAATTTATAAGGCATCACTTGACAACTACAAGGCACACGAGGGGAAGGAGTTCGGATGGGCAATAGTTGATGAAACAAAAGACACGAAAGAAGAAGCTATAAAGGAGGTCGTTATTCACAGGTTACGGCAATCGGGGTTAATTATTAACGGTGAAGAAATTAACCCTCTATACATAGGGACAACCCCGGCTAAAGTAGATTGGATAAACGAGTGGTTTGAACTGGATAGGTGGGAAAACGAGATTGCTTCAAAGATTTACGAAAAAGATGATTATTTTCATAAAGAGTTCTCAAGTAAATGTATTACTATCTCATCTACATACCATAATCAGGACAACTTGCCGACCGGACATATAGCCGGACTTATGCAGGAGCATACCGACAGGGACGGTAAAATAAAAGAATCGGGGAAGAGGTTAATTTTTGCAAATCCATTCGTGAAGGTGGGAGGGGAATTTTATTCTTCGTTTGACAGGGGGGTGCATTCCGCTGATATAGCTTTCCTTCCAGACGAGCCCATACACATATCCTATGACTTTAACGTTGTTCCGTATATTACGATGACTTGCTGGCAGATAATCCACAGGGAGAAATGGTGGGAGGTCAGATGTTTTGATGAGTTTTGTCTTCCATCCCCTAACAATACCACAGAACGACTCACTCGAGAGTTCTTACGTAAGTACGGCAACAGGTTAAAGGCGGGGCTGTATTTTTATGGTGACCCTACGGGATCAGCAAGAGACACCCGCAGCCGAAGAAATGATTATGATATTATAAAAGAAATCCTGAGACCGCATATAAACAACTATTCAGACAGGGTGCGTTATAAGGCTCCTCCGGTGATAGCAAGAAGGGATTTTGCAAATAATATTTTTGATGAACGGTATGATATTCGTATATTAGTGGGGAGAAATTGTAAGAAAATGGTCGCTGATTTTGAGTATCTTAAAGAAGATGCTGATGGCAAAAAGATGAAAACACGCACGACAGACCCTGATACCGGGCAAAGTTACGAGAAATATAGTCATTGCGTAGCCAAGGGGACAATGGTAACTACTATTAATGGCCAGATGAATATTGAAAATATACGCATAGGTGATTTAGTTTTAACCAGGAAGGGATTCCGTAGGGTATTATGGAGTGGAATTAGTGGCAAAAACAAGAAAGTAAATACATATAAAATAGGAAATAGGATTTTAAAATGCACTCCTGATCATAGGATTTATACTTTGTCCGGATTCAGGGAGGCCCAATTATTGACACGTTGGATTATTTTGTGTATCTTTGATAGCAAAAAGTCATGCGAGAAACAATCAAGTACAACGGAGTTAAATTCCACAGATGGTCAGGACGGTACTATCGAGGGTGGGTTGGTAAAAACAGAAAGTATCTTCATAGGTATATTTGGGAATGTCATAATGGAGAGATTCCTAAAAAGTATCATGTTCATCACAAAGATGATAACTACGATAACAATACGATTGAGAATTTTGGATGTATTCCGGGATCTAAACATCTTTCTGAACACTATGATAGACTACCTCAGAGTGCCAAAGATGAAAAGACTCGAATCCTTAATGAACGTGCAAGACCAAGGGCTGCTGAATGGCATCACTCCGATGCTGGTATTAAATGGCACAAACAACACGCATGCGGTTCCATTATCGGGGATCCCAGAGAGATATTATGCAAAGAGTGTGGAGCCGCTTTTAACACAAGAGTTAAGTTTGAAGTCAGATTTTGTTCAAGAAAATGCAAAAGTAGATACAATATGCGAGTTGACAGAGCATTGGGGAAATGGAATGAAACAAGAATCTGTGTTATCTGCCAAAGAGAATTCACGACATACAGGTGGAGTAAAGCACAAACTTGCAGTAGGAAATGTGGAGCTATTCTCAGAAAGCATAGAGCCGGAAGTCTATAATTTACACATAGATCAACAGCATGAATATTTTGCTAATGGAATTTTAGTACATAACTGTAGCGATGCATTTGATTACTTTATAACAGAGGCGTTTAAGACACATTTTAAACAATAAGATATGGATTATCCAGAGTTTATTCAGGTAGTAGTAGCCAATCAAAAACACCCGGATTACAAGCGGGTAGTTGAATTGGCCGTAATGTATAACAGCTTTGTGACGGGCGTGGGTCTTGATGAGATGATGCAACGATTCACGCAACGTGAAACAGAGGATGCTTTCAAACAGCGCAAAGAGATTACGCAACATATCATCCCCGCTGTTGTTGGGAATATTACAAGCGTTGAACGTAAAGTTCCGAGAAGCAACGGCAAAACTCGTGTTGTAGCTTACAAAGATGATACGGGGCATAAGAAAGCAAAAGAACTTGAGGGGATACTTGCGAGGTATTGGGGGACATTTTCGCTTGACGACTGGATGGCTACCAGGTGGCTTGAGCTTAATGATGTTGATCCTAATACGTTCGTTGTTATCGAATGGGCAAACTTTGATGCAAACACGAAAAAAGCAGAGCCGTACCCTTACGAGTCAAGTTCCTCGGAGGCCGTAATGTTTGAATATCTCAATAATATCCTTCAATATCTTGTGGACAGAAAAATGTTTCAAACCCAGGACTGGGACGAGAAGGAAACAATGGCCGAGAAGTATACCCTTTATCTTAAAGACGAAACAGTACAGGCCGTTCAATTGTTCGATAAAGAGATTCGCTGGGCGGTTAACGAGGATGGGAGACTTTTTGAGATTGACGGTAAGCTGTATTTTCGTAGGGACAGGAACACTTACTTTGAGATTATCGCCATGAAGCCGCATAACCTGGGTTTTGTTCCCGCCTTCAGGGCCGGTTTTAAAAGGGACGAGCAAACAGATGGCCGTACATTTACTTCTCCGTATCACGATTGTGTTCCGTTCCTGAAAAAGACGTTAAAGAGTAATTCGGAGCTTGATTTAACAATGGCTCTTCATGCCTTCCCTCAGAAAATTGTCACGGCGAACAGATGCACGAACGAGAAGTGTAACGAAGGGTATATTTACGAAGACGGCGTTGCGGCAACGTGTCCTGTTTGCGGGGGGACAGGGTTTAAGGTGCATACCTCTACTCAGGATATTGTCTACGTTCCTATTCCGAGAGGCAAAGAAGAGCAGTTGTCACTTGATAACCTAATTAAGTACATAACCCCTGAAACTGCACTATTGGAGTTCCAGAGAAGCTATATCGAATACCTTACAGAAGAGTGTATGCAAGCTGTTTTCAACTCCGATATATTCACGAAAGACGCTGTTGCGGTTACAGCCACCGAGAAGAGAATAAATCTTGACAATGTTTACGATACACTTTATCCGCTGAGTATAAAGTTTGGGAGAGCGTGGAAATTCCAGGTAGATACAATCGCTCAAGTTACAGGACTACAGAAGAATCTTATCGCTACCCTGACTTTCTCCAAAGACTTTAAGTTTAAAAGCAAAGATGATTATATCAGGGACAGGGGTGCTGCTAAAGAGGCAGGGACGCCGGATGTTATTCTCAGGAATATTGATGACGATATTGTAAAGATCGATACCTCGGAGAATCCTTTGGAATATATTATTTACAAGACCATCCAATCCTTCGATCCCTTTTCCGGGAAGTCGGATGAAGAGATTGCTACGCTTATGGTAAGTGGTACCGTTCCTTTTGACGTTAAAGTGTTTTACTCTAATATGGGATGGATATTCGATGAGGTGGCCATGAAGAATAATGATTTCTATATGATGCCACGTGCCAAGCAAGCGAAGATTCTGGAAAAGAAAACCGATGAGATAGTAAAGGAACTAAAAGACAATCAGACTCAAGCACCTGAGTTTAATGGCTAATATTGAAGATATATGGAAACGTAAGGACGACTACATTGCGTCCCGGCTGGATGCGCTAAACAGGGGTGTTAAGAGAAGCCAGGATGACCTCCTAAAAATGCTTATCAGCGACTATATTGGTGAGTTTTCGCTTGATGAGGCCGGTAACCTGAAACCGAATGTCAGGAATATGAGGCAGGCTATTAAGCTGGATAGGTTATTTGACGCTCTGGATGAAAAAACTCTAAGGAAACTAAATACACGTTTCGGAGAAGATATGCTTAGATTGACTCCAATAAGCGGAAAGTATTACACTGCAATGGGAGAGCCTGCGGAGGTGGTGAAAAGCATAGCGGATAAGGTGGGATTCATAGAGCAGGGCATAGGACTAAAGGACGGGAAGATCATTAAGGGCAGCTATCTGGATACGATAACGAAGATGCCCGAAGCACGGCAGGCGATGAAAGATTACGTTGTACAGAGCGTTTCCAATAAAAAAGGGTTCAAAGAATACCTAAAAGGAATGAAAGAGATCGTTGTGGGAACAGCGAAAAGAGACGGGGTGATGGAACGGTACTATAAACAATTTGCCTATGATACATTCAATCAAACGGATGCAGCGATTAATAAGCACTATGCCGACAGCCTTGATCTTACTTGGTTCGTGTATACGGGAAGTCTTATTGATACTTCGAGAGCATTCTGCCGCAAACGAGCAGGTAAAACTTTTAATACCCAAGAGACAGAGAAGTGGAAGTGTGACTCTACGCTGATCGGTAAACCGAAAGGGAAGAGGTGTGATGATAAGTACAATCCATTGATCGAGAGGGGTCGGTGGAATTGTAGACATACGATTAGATACATCACTGAAGATATGGCCTGTAATAATGGAAGGGAGGAAGCCTGTGATTAGCATTATCATGCCTTCATATTTGGGGCCGTACAAAGGTGCTGCAAAGAACAGGGACGAAAAGATTGTGCGTGCGATACAAAGTGTGCAGAGCCAGACATACGAAGAGTGGGAGCTGATTGTTGTAGCAGACGGATGTGATAAAACCGTCAGTATTGTTCAAACGATTGCAGAGAAATGTTTTGATACACGCATTAAGGTACTATGGATAACTAAACAACCAACATGGTCGGGGAAAGTGCGTAATACGGGCTTAAAAGAAGCCAAAGGGGAGTATATGTGTTACCTTGATATTGATGACGCATTTGCTCCCGATCATCTGGAAGGAATAGCCGGAAAGCTAAATGGTAAAGATTGGTACTGGACAGATGACTATGTTTGGAATGGGAAAGAATTCAGGCACAGGAAATGCAATATCTTAAAGGTAGGTCAATGTGGAACAAGTAATTTAATTCACAAAAAAATAGCATGGTGGAATGAAAAAGACAGCTACGCACACGATTGGAACTTTATCAAAGCCCTCCTTCGGACAAGCAGAGAATACGAATATATCACAGGAGGTAAGTACCTCGTCTGTCATGTGCCAAGAAACATTGACGTATGATTCGACTTATGATGTTCACTTAATATACAAGCTATGGGATGCAAATGCGGTAAAAAAAGAGCAGCAAAAACAGTTACGCCAACAAGGGGAACGACGAGACTGCCAAAAGTAGATAGTAGACATATTCCGAAAAACAAGTAATGATCTCAATTATTACACGTTGCAGAAACCGTCTTGAGTACACCGCATAGACGTACTAAGGTGAGTTATGAACATATAGTTGTTGATAACCATTCATCAGATGGAACATACGAGTGGTTTCGATGGATGAAAGTAAATACTAACTGGTACGATGATACAGTGAGATATTACAGGCATCTAATAAATACAGGCGATTGGGGTGGTATGCTTGCTGGATTCAGAAAGTCAAAAGGTGATTACATCGTTCAACTGGACAATGATATTATTCCTTGCGATGGATGGCTTACGGCTATGCAGGCGGTCCTTGAGCAGACAGACTACAAGGTGGTAATGCTCAAAAGAGATAATGTGGCATGGAAGCTGAAAGCACAATCTGCACCAAAAATCATAGGCGATATGGAGGTGGTAAAAGTAGAACGGGCAGTAGCATGTTATATTATGTCAAGAAAAGACTTTGAGTCGTGTGTTAAGTATATTCCTGAATCACAGGGATTGAAAAGCAAGTATATTATGGCAGGACTGACTAAGAGGTGGAGTGGACTAAAGATAGGTAAGATTCTTAACAGAACGTGTATAGAG